GTTAGCGTAGAGCCCGCCGGTGCCAGGCCCCGGCGCCGCACCGGCCTCACCGCTGCCCGCGGTCGGCGCCGACGAACCGAACAGCCCGGAGACCAGACCGCCGAGCCCGCCGCTCAGCGCGTGGCCCAGCGGTCCGAGAACCGCCATGCGGATCGACAGCCGCGTCAGATCGGCGATCATCGCATCCACGAGCGAGGCGAAGTCGAGCTTGCCGGTGGTCACGAAGCCGACCAGCGCGTCCTCCATGCCCTGGAACGCACTCGTCGTCACCTGCTCGGCGGCGCTCGCCGCATCCATCGCCTGGTCGGCATAGTCGCGCAGCGCGCGCGTCACTCCGTCCTGCCAATCGCGGCTGGTGGCGAGCATGCGGTCGGCCGCCTGTTCCGCCTGCCGGTAGGCTTCGGCGATGGCACGTCCATGCGTCCCGGCATCGATGGCGCCGGCCCGCATCAGCGCGTCCAGCTGCTGCAAGGTCGCCGCCAACTCTTCCGCCGGAGTGCGCATCTGCTCGGTCAGCCGCGCGCCCTGCTGGCGCAGCTGCTGCTCCGTGCGCAGGCTCTCGGCCAGCCGCTCGCGAGCCTGCTTCTCGTCGTAGAGGGCGTTGGCCAGCCGCTCCACCTGCACCCACTGCTCGTCGGTGGCGGTCTCCGACAGTCGCGAGAGCGCCTGATCGACGAACTGCCGACGCTCGTCGCCGAACAGCGCCAGCTGCTTGGCGAGGTCGTCGGCGACTTTCTCGTTCGCCTGAAAGGCGCGTTCAGCCGCGGCCTGTTCGGCCGCCGATTGGCGTTCGGCCGCTTCGCGGGCGCGCCTGGCTGCCTCTTCCAGCGGTTGGTTGATCACCGCGATCTTGCGTCGGGCGATCTCTTCCGCCTCATGGATCGCGGCGTCCACATCCGACGCGTTACCGCCGTCGGGTGCGCGCAGCGCGTCCAGGCGCTTCTTCGTCTCGGTGAGCTCGCGGTTGACCTGGGCGATCCGCTCGGCGGGATCCGTCGTCAGCTGATCCAGCGCCTTTTCCAGCTGACTGCGCTGGGAAGCGAGCGCGTCGCCGCGCCGTTCGGCCTCGGCCGCCTGCTGCCCGGCCAGCGCTCGCGCGCGCTCCTGTCTGGCCGCTTCGGCTTCCGCATCGCCGATCCGGGTGAGCGTCAACAATTCCTGTTCCAGCGCCGCCACCCGCTGGCGCTGCTCGTCGATGGCGAAGCGCTGGCCCAGCATCGGCGTGGCCGGTCCGCCCGCCTCCAAACGAGCGAGTTCGTCACGCGCTTGCGTCAGCTGTGCCGTCGCCGCCGCGATCCGCTGGCCGACCGGATCGTCATCGATCGCCGAGGAGATACCCTCGATTGCGCCGGACAGCAGATCGAGCGCGCCTTGAGCGAGCGAGGTGACCGCCGGGGTGCGGCCGATCGCCTCCAGCAGGTTGCCCCAGGCATCCTGCAGCCGGTTGGTCGCACCAGTGAGGCCGCCCGCCTCCGCAGCGCCGGCGCCGCCGACCTGCTGTTCGAGCGCATCGAGGATCACCCGCTGCGCCTCCGCCGTCTGCCCAGTCTCGACCAGCGAGCGGATCAGCTCCTTCTGGGTATCGGAGAACGAGACGCCGACCCGGCGCAGCGCGGTGAGGCCGTCGATCGGATCCTCCAGCGCCTTGCCAAGCTGCGTCGCCGCTCCCGAGAGATCCTGTCCGAACACTGCGCTCATGTCCTGCGCCAGGCTCAGCGCGCGGGTGAAGGTCTCGCCGGAGACCGATCGGAAGGTGGCGAGGATCGAGGCGGCATCCTGCACGCCTTCCGCCGTGGCCAGCGTCGAGCGCTCGATGCCGTCGGCGAAGGTCGCAATCTCGTCGGCGGTGAGACCGGACGCTTGCCCGGTCGCCTTCAGCACGGCCTCCAGCCGGCGATAGGATTGATCGGCCTTGGCGGCTTCCTCGACGCCCCTGCTCACCGCAAGGCCGACGCCGGCCAGCGCGGCTCCGGCGGCAAGGCCGATGGGTCCCAGCCGGGCGAGGCCGGAACCCACCGCACCCAGCCGGCCGCTCATCGCCTCCAGGTCGCCGCGGACTTCTCCCGCGACCCCGTCGAGCGCCTGCAGCGCCCGCGAGGCCGGGCGCGCCGCCTGTTCGATGCGCTGCAGGGCGCGGGCGCCGCTGTCGCCGACATCGCGCAGCTCGGCTTTTACCTTGCCGCCGTCGATGACGGCGAGGCGGATGGCGAGGTTACGATCTGCCATGGCGGAGAACCTTCAATCGTGTTGGGTGGCCAGGCGCTCGTTCAGTGCCGTGATCAGTCCGGCTTCCGCGGCCGGCAGCAGCTCGGCGACGGAGCGGGCCTCGTAACCGAGCGCCGTCGCCAGCGGAATCGCGGCGGCGAGGTCGAGTCCGATGACAGCAGACGCGTTTGGCGCCAGCCGCAGCTGGCCCGCACAGCGGGTGAGCACGTCCCACGCCTGCCAGCCGGCGTCGGTCAGCGGTTCATGCTCGAGGTAGGGGCAGCGCCGGCCGTCGCATCCCATTTCGCCTCGGGCGCACGGCCGATCGAGTCGGGCGCAGCTGATGCAATACTCCGGCCCACCACCGAAATGCCATTCAGCGCGGGCCTTCAGGCGTTTTTTTCCGCGTCCAGCAATAACGCAGGAGCCAGATAGGCGCTCTCGAAGGCGCTGGCGATCGGCCATAGGTCCATCAGTGCGTCGACGCTCTCCGGCGTGACCGGCGCCGCGCTTCCTGCGGCATCGCCGACGCCTTCCCAGTCGAGCACCGCGAGCCGCGCCAGCGCCTTGATCAAGGCGGCGGTGCGGATGCCGGCGGCTTCGCTGTCGCTGGCTGATGAGATGGCCGCCCGCTGCGCTTCCGCGCGCGCCGCCATCATTAGCGCCGTCGTGCACGGCCTGACGTGCAGGCGCACGCCATGGCCGAGGTCGAGCCAGTGCGGCTCCCTCTTGAGATCGAGACAAATCATCCCTGTACTGCCTCCGGGTTGGGTTGCTTGTTGCCTTCGCGCAGGAAGCTGATCGCCTCGGGTTGGCGACGCGGGGCTTGGGACGGTCCTACAAACGGTGGCTCGGAACTTGGCGACCGACAAGCTGCTGCGCCGGCCAGGCGGGACGCGGACCGTCCGAGTCCCGCTCTTGCGAGCGCGTCAGAAGAACGGATTGCTCAGCGGCCGTACCGACTGGTAGCTCGGATATTCCATCTCCAGTGAGTCGCACTCGGCGATCGGCAGTAGCGGCGGCGGCTCGCCGCCGGTCTCAGCGGCAGAGACGTCGAACAAGGCCAGCAGGCGGGACAACAGGTTTCGCATGCCGGGAGTCTGCACCGGTTCGAGTTAACGTCTGGTTTCTGTGTGCCCGCGGACCGGTACAAATGGACGCGAAGACCACTAGGTGACCGGCTGACGAACGTTGCGACAAGGCGTTCCGATGTACCCCTTCCTGACCTAAACTGAGATTTAGTGTCAATGTCCCCTTGACCTCGATCTGCGTAACCCGCAATAGCGACACTCATTGGCATTTTCGCGTAGATTGTGGTTTGAAACTAGCTAACCAGCGTTAAGCCGCTTGGAGAAGTGGATGCGTAGACTTATCGGAATTCTATTAACCTTCTCAACTATTGCTGCGAGTTCGGCAGCGGCGGAAGACTACTGGGTCACTTCAGACCGCCTGGAGCGCAGAACATGTCCGAGCACGTCATGCGTAACTGCTCACCGGGTTGGCATTTTCGGGTTGCGCGGGCGGGCTGGATGTGAGTCAAGGTATGGATGACTCCGCCGTTCCGATACCGCCTCAGCGACCGGGAGAAGGACGCGCTGCTGACCGAGCAGGCGGCGTTGATCGAGCGGCAGGCGGCGCGGATCGCGGAACTCGAGGCGCTGCTGGCGAAGCCCGCGAAGACCTCACGGAACAGCCACACGCCGCCATCGCAAGATCGCAAGCCGGGCGGGGCTGGGGACAAGAAGGGCGACGAGAGGCGCAAGCCGCGACCTTCGCGCCCAGGCTCGGCGCGGTCGCTGACCGACGCGCCGGACGAGACGATCGAACGGCTGGCCACCGCGTGCCCGCACTGCGGTGCCGACGTCTCGGGGCAGAGGCAGAGTTGCCGCCATCGCTACGATCACCTCGACATCCCGCCGATCGCGCCGGTGGTGACGCGCATCGAGCTGTTCGGCGGGCGCTGCGTCGCCTGCGGCCGCCGCTTCCGCGCCGAGGCGCCGGAAGGCATGGCGCCGGGCAGCCCGTTCGGCGCCTCGATTCGCTCGCTTCTGCTCTACCTGCACCACAGCCATCACGTCGGCTTCGAGCGGCTGTCGCGGATGATGGCGGAGCTGTTCGGGCTGAAGATCTCCGAAGGCGCCATCGCCAACGCTTTTCGTCGCGCCGCGACGGCGATGACGGCGGCGTGCGCGGCAATCAAGGCGAAGCTGCTGGCCGCCCGGGTGATCGCCTCGGACGAGACCACCAGCCGTATCGACGGCGCCAGCCACTGGCACTGGGTGTTCGTCTCCGCCGCGTCGGGCGAAAGCGGTCGCGGAAGAGGTGCTGGGCGGGTACCGGCCCGCGGTCTGGGTCTCCGACCGCTACGCCGGCCAGCAGGATCTGGCGCCGGCGCACCAGGTCTGCCTCGCCCACGTCTTGCGCGACGTCCAGTACGCCATCGACTGCGGCGATGCGGTATTCGCGCCAAGGCTGCGCGACCTGCTGCGCTGGGCGATCCGCATCGGCCGGCGGCGCGACGCCCTGCGGCCGGCGAGCCTCGCCACCTATCACGCCCGCGCCGAGCGGCGCCTCGATGCGCTCGTCGCCACACCGGCGGCGCATCCGGCCGGCCGCGACCTGCAGACCGCGGTCAAGGCATGGCGGACCAAGTTCTTCGTCTTCCTCGATGACCCCGACGTGCCGGCGACCAACAACGCCTGCGAGCGGGAAATCCGCCCGTCGGTGGTGTTCCGCAAGGTCACCGGTGGCTTCCGCTCGAACTGGGGCGCCCAGATCCACGCCGGCTACCGCTCCGTCGTCGGCACCGCCAAGCTCCACGACCACACCGCCCGGCAGGCCATCGGCCAGCTCCTCGCCGGAACCTTCGAGCAAATCCTCAAAGCCTGATCGCCAGGGAGGTGAGCAGTTACCGTCATGCGGCGTTGTGGGTCAGCTTTTCTTTCGCGAGAAAGCGACGGTGCTGGAAACTCGAAACGGTTGGGGCCGGTTGACAAGGTATTACGACGCCGCATGCAAAGGCGGCATAAGTCAGTATGTCGACTCTGGCCGTAAGGATTGTACAAAGGAAAACGGCATCGTTGATGGGCAGTTTGCGGAATGGGCGTTGTTGAAACCTCTGAGCAAGCAGCGGCCTGCTGACCCCGCCGCAGGTGCCACAGGCGACGCGGCACTCGTGGCAGGTTCCGATGACTATCGCCTGTATAAGGAGGTATTCATTAAGGCAGCCAAATCGCTAATTGCAAATGGAACGTGCACCGAAGTCGACTTCACAGATGGTGGCGGATGGTCAAAGTCTACGACGTACCGGGATCGTCCTGTCTATTTTGCTTACTGTGGGGGAATGACTGTGAGCAATAGGGTGTATTTGGATGTGTCTAATGGCAGAACTTTTAGGTGACGTCCAGGCGAGGTCCGGCCAAGCTTAGCAGTCGATGCCACTGCCTTCGGGACAACGCCGCCTTGAGCGTTGCCACGATTTCCGGACTTCCTCGCGAAGCGGCACACAAAGCGTCGGCGTTCGGGATACCGCCATGTCTCCCTCCTGGCGATTTGCGGTGACCGCGGTTCCGGGTCTGGATCACGTGTAGCTCCCGACGTCGTTGAGCAGCCGGGCCCGCAGCATGGTACCGACGCTCTCGTCGTAAGCCGCGCGCCAGTCGAAGCTTGCCTCGACGCCGCCGGGCCCCGACACAGCGTACTTCGGCTTCGGCAGGAACACGCGGAACAGCTCGAAGCTCAGCGACCAGCCGTCGGCCATGCTGAACCCGTACTCCAGCGCCACCGGATCGCCGTTGGCCGCTTCGGCGACCAGCGTCGCGCCGTCGAAGCGCACGCTCATCGCGCCGCTGCACGTTGCAATCGTCGGCTCCGCCGCCTCGATCTTGCCGTCGTCGCGGATCACCCGCACCCGCTCCAGGTTGTTGGAGAAGGTGAGGCTGCCGCCGGTCACGCCAGCGAGTGGCGATCCGCCGCGCTTGACGAAGCCGCGTCCCTGGCTGAATCGCTTGAGCGCGAAGGTGTCCGGCGTTGCATCAATGGTGGCGGTCGCCTTTTCCTCGCCCTGGGCCACCAGCTGCACGGTGCCGTTCGCCGGCCCCTCGCGTCCCATCTCAAGGGCGAGACTCTCCATCACCGTGCCGAGGTGGCGGAAGAATACCGGCGTGATCAGCTGCAGGTGACCGATCTCGAAGGTGAAACTCGGAATGTCATCGCCGCCCGACAGCCACTCGTGCCGGTAGCCGCCGCCGGTGAGCGTCGCTGCCGAGACGGTGCCGTTGCTGTTGGCCGAGGCTGCCAGCGTGAAGCTGTTGCCGGTGGTGCCAGCGGTGTCGAACTGGATATCCAGCCGATCATCCGTGGTATTCGCGGTGTAGGTGCACTTCGAAATCTGCGCATCGGCCGAGCCGTTAAGATCGCTCGCGAGCGCCGTCAACGTCGCATCGCTGCTGATGCCGATCTGCGTCTGGTTGGCCGCGGGTATCCCCGTCACGAACGTCCAGGTCACACCGTTCAGGGTGATGGTGCTGCTCGGCACCGGCTGGCCGGAGAAGGCGACAGCCCCCGCTGCCTTGGTCTGTGTCACCGTCGGATCGCCGAACAGGCCGGTGAGCCAGAATCCGGAGCCGCGCAAGTCGAGCGGAATCTCGATCCGGCCCTCGTCGGTGATCAGCCCGCGATACGGGTCCTGGGCGTTGCGGCCGCGGCCCAGCAGCGGGTCGTCGCCGAGCGGCTGTTCGGACGATAGATCACACGACTTGAAATCGAGCGAGCGATAGCCGGTGAGCGGACCGACGCCGTACACCGTCTCGCGACAGGCGAGCAGCGTCGAGTCGGCGCCGTAGGCGCGGACCTTGGGCATGGGGCAACTCCAGAGCTGCGAAGGTCAGCCGACCAGGGGATCGCTGACCAGGTAGTCGATGGTCACCGTGATGCGGGCGGTCAGGGTCGGTGCCGCGCCCTCGATCGCCATGACGTCGGTTACCGGCGCGCTGCAGAACAGGTTCTCGGCGAGGCCACCGAGACTGCGGTCGACCGCGAGAACCCCGCCGATCTGCTCCAGCAGGGCATCGAGCGCGTCCTCTCCGCCGCCGCTGGCCGGCTGCATCACGAACACCTCGATCTCGGCGCGATGGCTGTAGAATTCCGTCCGCGGATTGAGCGTCACGTCCGGCTCGCCAGGATCGCCGTCGCGCAGGATGACGAGGCCGCCGGCGGGGACGCTTACCGGCAGCGCCTCGTTGCGCCGGACCGTGGCTCCGGAGACGATCTGCAGCTGCGCAAACAGCGCTGACAGCACCTGCTCCCGCCGGCTAGGCACGGTCGGGAACCGTTTCGCTGTCCGATGTGTCGGCGATCGCTTCGAGCTGGCACTGCAGGACAGGCTCGCAACAGAACTGAGCAAGAGCCCGGGCGCTCAGCCCGGCGACCTTGCGATGCAGGTCCTGGCGGTCGGTGATCATGTCGGCCAGCACCGCGGACAGAAGTTCGAGGGCATCGCTCACCAGCTCCGCCTGGGCGCCCTGGCCGCGCAGCTGCAGCGCGGTCAGCCAGGCTGCGGATTCGACCAGCCGCAGTCGGGCGCAGCGGGTCGCCGGAAGACGGTTCTGCATCAGGCACCTCCGCGGTCCGGCCAGGAGCGCAGCGCGAGTTGCGGCAATGCCGCGATCCACTTCTGCGCCGCTCCCTCGATATCGAGCCGCTTGTGCACGCTGACCTGCTGCACCAGGATGAACAGCGGCACGGTGGTCCGGCCCGAGAGCCGGGTGAACGCATTCCCCTTGCTGCGGCCGATGTTTCCCGTCGCCCGTCCCCGCTTCGTCAGCCGGGCGTTGTCGGCGACCAGCAGCGAGGGGGCCCCTCGGCGATAGACGAACCGCAGGCGCAGGCCGTGGATCTGTTCCCAGGTGTGCGGCGTGATCTTCCTGCGCCCATCGCCATGCTTCCCCGCCGCCGGTGTCGGGATGGCCAGGTACAGGCCCTGCTTCGAGCGGATGACAGCACCTTCGGCATAGAGCCGGACGATGCCGGGCGCTTTCGACCAGACAAAACCGGCGGCAGCGACGCTCGGCTGGCCCTTGGGGTAGACCTCGCCGCGCCAGGTGTTGGCGAGGCGAGTGCCGAGCCCGGCGCCGGTAATCTGCCGTCGCAGTTCGCCCTTGAGCCCCTCGG